CTTCCCAACATTTGTGTTAAGTGATATGAATCAACATGTGAACTCGCTTTATAGTTAGTATCTCTAAGGAAAATTCCATTGTTTAATACTGGAGTTGCCATAATTAATTATTGATTGAATTTAATAAATGTTTAAAATCTTTTAAATATATTGTTAGATCTAGGGATCTTTCTTTTTCTTGATGTTCTGTTATTTTCTTCCTCTGCTTTTTGAATACCCAAGGAGGAACTATTATTATTTGATTGTTCCGTCTTAAGTTTTCTTACTGTTTTTTCAACAGATTGTTGCGCTCCCTTTTCCATAATTTTATTTTTATATCCATTTGGATCTGAGAGCAACCAAAGAGCTTCTGCAATTAATGTATAATTTGGCTCTACAAATTGATACTTTTCAAGCAAATGCCCTAACAGGTTAGTATTTTTGCCACTTACAGACGGAAAGCTTGGGGATACCAATCCATTATAAAGCATAGACTGTGTTTTTTTATTCAGCTTAATGTCTCCTAGACTCCCGTCTTTTAATGTGTGATATACATTAGACATATATTGCTTTGATGCATTTTCTTGTTGCTGCTGCCTCATTTGTTGCTCTTCAAGCTTTCTTGCAACAACTTTTTCTTGCATTTTGTCTAACTTAGGTTTAAATTTAGCAGCTTGCTGTTCAAGCTTACCCAAATCTTTCCATAGTTCTATTTCTTCTTCTATTTCTTCTACAGTGCCATATCCTGTAGCTTGCAAATAATCACTAATTATAATATGTTGATCTTTTTCATTTTTTATATCTAAAGATCTAGTTTCTTCTACAGCAGCTAGTGTTTGAAACAAACCTTTCATATCTTCCCCTCCCTCTGCTACATATCTTGCAGCTATTTGAAGTTCTTGTGGCAAACTGTCAAAAAACTGTTTTGGAGTTTCTCTTCTGACTTTATTAGCAACCTCTTCAAAATTTGCTTCTATTAACTCTTCCCAATCTTTTGCAGTATAGTCATCTAATGATTTATTATCATCAAAAGGTACTATCTTATCTTTTTCAATAAGCTTTTTAAAAATGTAAGAAGTACTTTTTTTATTAACAGGAGCTACATTATTTTCTTCTCTTTCTTCATCAATGCTATCTAATAATTCAGATGTTTCTTCACTTGGTTGTTCAACTACTTTTTCTTCTTGTACATTATCAGGTTCCTGAACCTCTTCTTGAGGTTCTGTAAAAGACATATCAGCACTTTCTTTTTTCTTGAAGATGTTTTGCTTTTGAGGCTCTTCCTCTGGAAGAGTTATCCCTTCAGCAGAAGGTGCTCCGTTAAAAATTTCATCTATGTCAATGTTTACTGTCTCTGTTTTTGTTTCAATTTTTTCTGTTACTTCACTCATTGTTGTTGGTTTTTTATTATTTATAATGTTAATATACGCAATATTTATACTTAAAACTTTCTAAGGTTTATATTAAATTTATTAATCTTTGCAGTATATAGCTACTTTTTTTACCCTTTGTTACATTAAGCAGATAAAGGAGAAAAATAACCTTCCTACCAAGAATAAATTTAAAAATCTCCAATACCTGCTTTATTGTACTATACTTATGATTAAAGCTGTTGTTAAACCCAGTGTTAAAACACCCCCACCTACTAAACTTATCACAGTATTTCTTCTTCCTACCTTAGCTTTTTTTTGATATGTTTTTACAAGGCCTTCATTAACTTCAATTAAATTCTTATACTCAGTTTCTGAAGTTTTTAGATTTTCTATTTGTTTACTTTTATTAAATATCAACTTATCCTGTGTTTCTATATATTCCATTTGAGTATTTGTCAATATAACACAGGAGTCTTTAAAAGAAAGATATTTAACTTCTAATTTCTTTAGGACTTCAAAACTATCCAGTTGTGACGCTATCCTTATAAGCACATCTCTTTCAATCAGAACTTTATCCTCCTGACAATCTGCGGATAAGGGCAGCATCAGAGCTATCCCTATAATTATTAATAATATATGTTTCATTTAATCTTTTTATTTCCTTATTAATTTTATCTAGGCTTTTCTTATTATCCGGCATTTGATATTTTAAAGAATCCATCTTTCTATAAAGAAGTGTATTTTCTTCACTAAGAGAATCAAATTCAGATTTAAGTGTATTTATAGATTCTTCTATTTGGTGTTTAATCTTATTATAGTCCACTACTGTTGGTGAAGGTGGTTTTCTAAATACTATTACTAAGAATAGTATTAGAATTAAAGATGACTGAACAATGAATATAATATGTGTAGCCGTTAACTTCATTTATCTTTTTTCTTCTTTTTTGCCTGCATATCATATTTGTTTTTATTCTCTTTGGCTATTTCAAGATTTTTATTTGCTATATCTTTTTGTGTTTGTAGTCTTTCTCTTTCAATTTCAAGCTTTTGCTTATCTATAGTATTTTTATTAATGTTTTGCTCTCTTTTCATATCCATTTGCTCTCTGTATTTTGTAGTCTCACGAATATCTTTCATTGCATCTATATAATCTGATTGTAAGTTTTGATTAATATCCTGCATAGCTCCATATCCAGCAGCTCTGATTTCTGCAACAGTAATATCTTTTTGTCTTTCTTTATCATTTTCCTGAGCTTCAAACTGCAATTTCATTTGTTCTTCTTGCATCTTAGCTTGTATTTGCTCTTGTTGCATTTGTTGTTGTTGTTGCATTTCTTGTTGTCTTTGAACCTGCATTTTTGTTTCTGCATCTTTTAATATATCTGTAACTTCAGCTATGGATTCTGCTTTAATAATATTTCCTAAGTCATATATAGAAGCTCCAGATGTATTATTTGTCATTGACAACTGCTTAAGCTGATCTAAAATTGATCTATGGTTTGTTTTAGTAGTGGCAAAAACATTAAAATCTCTAAGAAGAAGATCTGTTCCATTAATAATAAAATTTACATTCTCTGCTTCTGTAGTAGTATAAGATAGTCTTACGCTGGGGTTTGTACTGTGATAATACTGAGCTAAATCTGTTCTCATTTGATGCACTCTTGGCATTAGATTATCTGAATGCTGAGTAAAATATATCTCTGTTTGAGCATAAGATTGGTTTAATGCCTGGGTTACACCCGTAGCTGTTTGCTGACTTATTGGAGCACCTAATCTTTGCGGATTTACCCCTAATGCTTCAAATGCTTGTTGTTTAAAATAATTAGCAAGTTGTATTCTAGTCATCAATCTTTGAGATTGCTCCATATTTAAAACCTGATAATGATTAAAATTAGTGGCATTCTCTGTATTGGTAATAGATGTATCTAAAGGTAACATCTGGAAATCTTTCATTGCTACATATGCCTTAGCATAATTCCCTTTCCCCCAATCTTCACCCATAGAATGTCTAGGAAGAGCATTCTGATCAAACATAATTACTGTACCAAGCTCATCTACAAGTATATCAGCTATCTGGTTATTTACTAAATTATATCCAACCTGATATGCTTTCATTAAATCTACAAGAGCAACAGATTTTGTGTTCCTGTCAGAAAACACTCTTCCTTCTACAGGAAGCTTACAACCATATAAAGTTTTTGTTCCCTTAAATTGGAAAGGTACTCTTCCTGGTTTTTTTCTATTAATTCCCAGATATATAGGATTAATATTGTTACCCATATTAGACCTCCAGTTTGCTGGTAGGTTTGGTCCAATTTTTACTCCTCCACATACTTCATTTATCCATATCCAATCTATATGTTCTCCCTGTAGTAAGTTTTCTTTTGTTTTGTTTTTAAATATAGATGTGTCATACATGGGTTTTTCTGTAATCCTATAACTTTCATCTATTATTTCCTGAATTACTTCACCATCTTCTTTCACCCTTGTTAAATGACCTATTTTTCTTTGGGTTTTCCAATAGCATGTAGCAACTCTCATTAAGTCTCCTTCTCCCCAAAGTTTTAGGTCGTCACTTTCATTAAGTATTGCAGAAACTATATCACCTCCTTTAGCTGGATCATTAGACCAATTGCTTACAAATCTTCTATAGGCAAGGCCTGGCATATTTGTATTCCACTCATGAGATTTACTTGCATCATAATAAGATCCATCATTTTGATATCCATTAACTTGATAAAGAGCAGATTTTGCAGGATATATTTTTTGTAGAGATTCTAGCTGGTCCTGGTTCATTAAATACCCATATTTATCTATCACATCTGCCGAGGTCATAAGATCTAGCTTTCCTACAAAATTAGAATCTGCTATATATCTTACATCTGGAGATTTTTGATAAAAGGTGAGCACTGGGTTCCATAACTCTAGTTCATAATCATCTTCCAACATTTTAAAATGCCAAAACTCCCTATCTGTAATAAGCATGTCTCTAAATGCTCTTTCTTCAAGTTCTTGCATTTTAAATCTTTCTTCATCAATATTTAACTGGTGTGAAGCCCATTCTTCTACTAAAGATCTATAGTCTTTAGAAAAGAAATCTTCAATTTCAGGTAAGCTTTTTATAGCTTCAGGATTTAGTTGCTGTTGAGCTTCTTCACTACTTGGGTCCATCCCCATCTCTATCATTTTAATGATAATCTTTTTTTCAGCATCTGCAAGAAGATTTTCTTCTATCATTGCTCTTTTTTGCTCAAGCATTTCATTATAAGAAAGGTCATCAACAGCTCTGAATTGAACCTTAGAATATCTTTTAGAGAATTCTCCTGAGAGAACATTAATAACGTTAGGTATGATGGGGTAGAACTTTAGCTCTAAAGCAGTCTCATCTTCCTTTGTAAGAACATCTATAATGTCTTTATAGTCATTGTCCTCCTCTATGATATAGTCTGTTTTATCTATAATGCCTTTAGCTAACTTGTAGTTTTTTAGCAATCTTCTGGAATTTAATCTTATAAACTCCAGTCCTTGAAGTTCAAGCCAATCCATGTTCCATGCAAACCAATCATCATCTTTCTTTTTCTTTGGCAAAAACTGTAATGGCTGTGTAAGGCTTGAGGAAGTTGGATATCCTTCTCCCTTAGCTCCTTTCTTTATTTGTAATGCGTTAAATACTCTCATTATTTAAGATTTTTAAAAGCTGACTTTTTAAACTTCTTCCCGTTTATAACTTTGTTTTTCCCTATGTTTCTAAATGGGCTATATTTTAATTTATATAAATTTTTTGATTTGTCAAACTTATTGTCCAATTCACTTTCTTTTCTTTTAGAATAACCTCTATTAGATTGCTGCACTTTAGCAAATGCTATTAGTGATGAAAAAGCCACAAGTCTATCTACGTTTACTCCTGGTTGATATGCTATCATTTCTTTTAATAACATGGGGTCAGGAATTCTTTCTATTCCTAAAGTAGAGCCAATAGTATTACCTTCTTCATCAAACTCTTCATCTATCTCCTCTCTTAAAAATTCTATAGCATAAGATATCAAATGATTTTTGAATAGAACTCCGGTGTTTTTCCACCCATAATCAGAAAATACATTCTTATTAGAACCCAAGTCTTTTAAAAATAGTATTTGATTTTTAGGAACTAGATATCTCTGCTTTCTTTTAGATATCATATACTGAATAAATAAAGAAATATTATTCTCTACAACTGTCCATGCATTATACCATTCTATTATTAATTCAAGTTGTTTGTGGGTTTTATTAATGTCATCAAACCTCCCACACCAGGCAGCAACAATTTTATCTTGCTCTATAATATGCTCTACACCTTCTACTGTTTCTCTTATGACCTCTACGGGGTTCTTATATACAAAGATACTACATAAAGAATCAGAAGTTGTAGTTTTTCCTTCAGAAACAGGGTCAATTCCTGCATAATACATGCCAAACCCTGGGTTACTTACTGGCCTTTCCCACACAATAAGACATCCTGATTTATCTTGAAGCTTTCTATTAACAGGGAAAGTGTTTATAGGAATCCTTTTAGATCTTTTTGCTTGAATGCCATCTTGTGTTCTATCAAGCTCTATATGTTCATAACTATATTCTTTATCTTCTATCTTTTTTAATTGCCTGGATATTATCCCTTGAGGAAAGATGCTTTCTTTTCTATACGCAAAAGCTTCAGCAATGTTTGTAGGTTTTTGTGAAATCCTTAGTTGATATTGCTCTGGCTTAAGATCTATTTTCCATTGTGCTCTTTCTTTATGTATGGCATCTAAAGCTTCTTGAATTAAA